CCACCTGCTCCAGTGCCTTGCCAATTTCATCGGCAGGCACCAGTTGTTTCAAGTCGGCTGCGTGCGCCAGTTCCTCACGATCTCCACGAATGCGGTCTAGGCGCTCTTTTGCCGATTGTCGGTTCGCGCCTTCAAGCGCCCGATGAACCAGCCATTCATGAACCGCCTGGGTGTCGTATTCATTGCCGCTGCCACGCCCATTACCCACATAGGGAAAGGTTGAGTCTTTCTGATATTCGGTAAAGGTACGCTCAGAAATTCCGAAGATTTCGGACAGAACGCGTTTATTGACTTTACTCACCAGTAAAACCCAACCATCTGTAATTAGTAAGGAAGGCTATGGACATTCCAGGTCTGGGCAAATTCTGCGCTCCGCGTCCCCGCAGGGCGGTCACCCGCCTGGAAGGACCCGTTCGATTTTTTCTTCGGGTGGACGCGCTGGTTGCACGTTCAGTACGCTAGTTTGCGTGAGAATCAGTGCCGTCAGTATTGCCATGACACCACCAAAGCCTAACCATTTAGCAACAGCCACCACGCCCGCGACCTTGTCACGATCAGACTGCACCGCAGCGAGGCGTGCATTGATCGCCTCTTGCGTAACCTTGATATCCTGAAGCAAGCTCATTACAGCCTCGTGGTTGGCCTGCCCCTTCTCGATCAGAATGCGCAGCTTCAGCACTTCACGGTCAAGACCATCCAGCCTGGATTGGTGTTCATCGATCTTGCGCACCACCCAGTTCGGCACAATGGTTTGATCTTGTTCATTGCCAGGCATCAGTAGCTCCAGATCCAAGGGCGCGGCTGATTGGGTGAACCCGGCAAATCATCCAGGTGAATAAAGCGACGGCTGCCACGCTGGTGCACGCCGATCCCGGTAAACCCATGCTCTACCGCCAGCGCCACTAGCCGCAAAGCATCTGCTCCTTGTACTCGCACATCACATGCGCGGCCCGTTGCGTGAGCACCCGCTATCGGCTTGGCGGCTTCAATCGGGTGTGTGACATGGCGATAACCGCTAACGATAAACATCGGCAAACCAAGATCAGTTCGCAACAATTGCAGGCGCTCCATGAAATAGGGATTCATGCAGACCAGCCCGGAGTGATTGCACCGGAATTCATCTTCCGTGAAGTTCGGATAGCGATCCCAGTCGAGTACGTTCATAAATCTCGCCCAATAAAAAACCCGCCAAGATTTCTCAGGGCGGGCTTCTGCGATGATGGGAAAAAACTACCTGAAATCCGTACATGGGTCAACAGGTAATTTCGTGCACCCACATAAATCAATGTGCTCAGCGGCGCATGCTGTACTGCACACTGAAACGCGATGCCGCATTCGCTGCTTGCTGTACCAGTGTCAGGGCGTTATGAAACTCGTTGATGGTCTCGCGCATAAAATGCAGTTCGTTCTCATAGGCGGTGACGTCACAGCCTTGCGACCGCATTGAATAGAGCAGCATTTCCAGGGGTGAGCGATAGTCCTGGCAGAGCAGCATGTTGGCGCGCACGTTCAGGGTGTCTGGCTTTTTCCCAAATGGCCCATCCTGGTGGGCGCTGAACCATGGGTTGATCTCCACCCATTGCTCCATCGTGCAACCGAAATGGCTCAGGCGCAGATCAGACTCACTGGGCTTATCTTCCATCATCATGAGCTGGTGCAGCATTTCCTCTTCCATGCGATTGAAGGCTTCGATGTAGGCGATCTTCCAGCGCAGTGCACGCTTGCCGGTGAAACCCATGGCCAGCAGGGTGAAGCCGTCTCGGGTGATGGCGTAGGCGGTGTCTTGGCGGGTGGCGCCTTTCCCAATTTCAACATCGATGATCATGGGCGTAAAATTGCGCTCATGATATTCAGCAGGTTCGATGTCCTGTTTCAACAACTCGATTTTGCGCAGCACTTCTTTGTGTTGCTTGCCGAAATGCTCAGCCAATGCCTTGCTGCTGATCACGGATTGGTTGTTGATGAATTGGATTTCGATAGATGAAGCAGACGGAATTAGGGCAGAGTTTGTCATAGCTATAGTCTCTTTGATGCAAGGATTTTCTCCACACACCCCCGACCAAGAGGGTGAGCGGAACCGTGAGGGTTGGTCGACCGGCTCAAAGGGCACCGGCAGACGCTACTAGAGCGTCTCCCGCACGGCCCGCCCATAACTGGCTAGCCATGCTGCAGACATAAAAAAACCGCATTGTGGCAGCGGTTGTCTGCCTTTGAGTTCCGGGCGACCAAACCCGTGCTACTGATTTTGCAGCAGCACCGTAAGGTTAAGCCCGGAACCCGGCAGTGTCAATGCCGCCTACAGTGTGCGTCATTGACGCACATACGTCACTGGTGTACTATTCCCCTATGATTTTTATTGAAACCCCCATCTTCACACGCCAGATCAAAGACCTGATGAACGACGACGATTACGCGACGTTCCAGGCAGGGCTGGCTGTGCGACCTGATGCGGGTGATGTCATGCCCGGTACCAACGGGCTGCGAAAGATCAGAGTTGCCGCTAGCGGGCGCGGTAAGCGTGGCGGCGCACGAGTGATCTACTACCACTTCGTCAACCAAAGCCAGATCGCCTTGTTGCTGGCATACCCGAAGAACGAACAGGACAACCTGACACCGGATCAGCAAAAGGCACTGGCCGCAATCGTCAAGAATTGGAGATAAATTATGGACCCGAAAATGTTCAATGAGCTGGTCGAAAGCATGCAGCAGATGGACGAAATAGTGCGCGGCGAGCGCGAGCCATCCCGCACGTTCGTGGTTGAACCCGTCAAGGTACGCGAAATCCGCGACACCACCGGCCTGTCGCAAGAACGATTCGCCCGCCTGCTGGACGTTAACGTAGGCACCTTGCGCAACTGGGAACAAGGCCGCCGCGTACCTACCGGCCCCGCCAGAGCGTTGCTCAGAGCCATAGCTAAAGACCCAAAGCACGTCTTGCAAGCGCTGGCTTCCTGACCCCTTAAAACCAGCTTCCTCAAAACAAATGCTCGCAAGGCAAAGCGTCATGAATCGCAAATCTGACAACCCTGAATGGACTAACGACGACTTCCAGCGCGCCAAGCCCGCCAGCGACGTGCTCCCGCAAGTGTTCAGTAAGGCAACGGCAGACGCAATGCTGAAGCCTAAGCGCGGCAGGCCGCGCGCCAAAAAGCCCAAAGAACAGATCAATATCCGTTTCTCGGCAGAGGTTGTGGAATACTTCCGAGCATCAGGTAGCGGCTGGCAAACCCGCATGGATGCTGCGCTCAAGGACTGGATCAAGAAGCACCCAAGGAAACGCGAAACGGCTTGACGCCCTAGCGAATCTCTAGCCCAAGGGTGTCCATAGTAAGGACACCCTTGACCTTCAATTCTGGCAGCCTGCATCAATTCAACGAAAACAACACCTTGCATCAGGCTGCCTGCCTGAACTGCCGCGTTAACTCTGCAATGCCCTGCCGTTCCCAGCCCAGCACATCGCCATACAGCGCCTCAGCACGATCCCGCCAGTAGCGTCGGTAGGCACATTCCTGCATTCCCGCTAGTGCCGCCTGCTCATGCACCCGCATTTCCCGCCTGCCAGTGCCGTGACACTTGGTACACAGCGCCGACTGCGAACACACCAACACCCGCTCACGATCGCGCCGCAACACCGTCTGACGCGCCACCCTGCCAGTGCCATGACAATGCACGCAGTGATCCGGCGCCAGATAGCGGTACGCGACCAAAAACGCGATGCCAGGGGCGTGATCGGCCTGCCAGCCATACCGACAGCAGGCAAACGCAAAACGTAGCTCCAGGGCCTCAATAAGCGCTTTACGGGCATTCTGGTCATCCAGGTACTTAGCTTGCAGTGCTAGCGCTCCACGGTACGAACAACCGAACGCCAGCGCAGCAGCCACGTCAGATGCCGTAATGCTAGCAGCACCACCGGACGTTGACCGTATTTCAAACCCACCACCGCCTGGTGTTAAGCGCGATAACAAACTGGTTATGAATTCACTGGATGCCACGATAACCCCCCTTGAGGTTCTGCTAAGCCAATATTTACTACCCGGAACTAACCCGTGCCTGACCCGTGTCAAACCCGTGTCACTGTGATTTTTTAAGTTATTGTTTTTTATTAAAAACCCGTGTACCCGTGTCACCCGTGTCTAATATCTCGCGTATAGAATTATTTTTTTGGAACTGTTAAAAAATTAACTTTATTATCCGTGCGCGCGTAAACAGGCACGGGTGACACGGGTACACGGGTTTTGCTTTGTTTTCAAAGGGTTAAAAAATTGGCCTGACACGGGTCTGACACGGGTCGAGCCGGGTCAGGTCACGGGCTTTCGAAGTAGTTCTGCCAACGCTCCACCACACCACCCAACCACTCATAACTTTTCATGCCCTCTGGGCAGCCTTCAACGATGAAGAACACGCCCTTTCGCTTTTGCACGCCAACCTTATAATCCATGTCCACACGCCTACGTTCACGCGCAGCAATCGCAATCGTGAACTGTTGGCGACGCATACAGCGTTCATTGGCCACCTTGCACCACTGTTCATACGCTCGGTAAAGATCAGCAGCCAGCACTGTTTCATAAGGCCATTCCAATGAACCAGAACGCCAGTCACGGTGGAACAGATCCCAGCTTGGGCGACCAAAGTCGATCAGCCGCATTTTCGCTTCGGTCATTGGTGGCGGCGCATAGATATCGAACTCGCGCAACTCGCCATTAACATCAGTCCAGGTCAACGGGCGCTTGAGCAACCAACCGTAGAAGGCCTCCACGCCGTGCTTGTTGCTGATTTCGTCATCGACTTTGATCTGCAAGTCACCACGCAGTTTTTCATTCGGCCAGATCACCATCATGCGTCGGTCAGACGGGTCCAACGGCCAAGGCTGCAATTCATTACTGAGAAAAACAGCGTTAACGTGGTTGAACTCTTCCCAACCAGACATGAATTTCTTTTCGATGCGGTGAGTTTGGCCGGTGATCATGTGTTTGATCGTACCTGTGTGGGAGTACTTTTGATCGCGGGATAGAACTTCCTCAAAGAGCGCAAACAACTTGTTGATTTTCCAGTCGGTATATTGGGACTCGATTTGATGCTGGCCGAGTGTTGCGCCATAGTCGCCATAGATTGCCTTGAGCACTTTCTCGAACAACCATGACTTGCCAGACCCGTTCGTTTCTGAATGCATCAATATTGCAGATGTCAGTTTGGCACCAACATTCTGTAACGGATAAGCCATCCAACAGAACAACCATTCCGCTGCGGTCTGGTCATCATTACAAAGGTGATAAACCAATCGCCGTATTCCCTCGCAGTCACGCGGGGAGTTGCGCGGCTTTAGAGGGAGTCCCTTGAATTTGTTGATGATCCCCGAACCTGATTTTCCTGTTGGATCAAACTGCAACTGATCCCTGTTAATGGTGCGCCGTTCTGGATGGTTTAACCATGGTGTAAACCAGGGCCCTAAATACAACTTCAGATCCGCAATGGGCACCTCTTCAATGCGCACGGAATCCCAGACATTTTGTGACGGGTAAATCAACACGAATCGCTCCAACGCCATGGCAAGCCCCCCGCCCCCCTCTTCCTTTGGCGGCACAGCGTGCAAAACTGCTTTGTGTTGAATTGCCCGACGATCTGGATGCTTGATCCACTCGTTATACACTTCGGTACCCAGCCAACCCTTTAGCTTGGCCGGTTTCAATAATGCGTGCCCATGCAAATCCAAGATCGCGCCATCCGGAATAGTCCACGCGAAGCGCTGGAGCGCTCCTTCTAAAGTGATCTGCTCCAGAAATTCAAATTCAGGCGACGCCGCCAAGTTATCAGAGGGTGCGGGAGATTCGGGCGATTCCTGTTGCAAGACCGCCTCAATTTGCGCACGAACTTCGGGCAGGCCCAGCTTGCGGTGCAGGTCATTAAAGTCAGTGAATTTTTCAATCTCGGGCGCGTCAGTTTTTTCTGTCATGCCGATGCCGCCTTACTGAAATCGGGAATTGCCACCAGCGCGCCCACTTGCGCAGCAACTGCCTTGGCTTTGGTGACGCCAGGATTATCTTTCGTGGTTGCATCATTGTCGGCGCAGATCAGCAGGCGCTTGTCTGGATAGCGCGCACGCAGCGCAGGTACCACAGTCGCCAAGTTGCCGGCATCGAACGCTACGGCGACTGGGTGCTTGGTTGCAGCATAAATGCTGGCGGCAGTGGCATAGCCTTCCGCGACAGCCAGCACATTAGATTCAGAGGGATTGCCAATTAAATGGAAGCAGCCAGATTTACGGCCATATTTGGGAAACAGCTTTTTGCCGCAGTTGTTGATCACTTGCAGCGACCACAGCTTGCCATCGATGTCGCGCAACGGTATGGCAACAGTGCCACGACTCCAGCGCTGAAAACTGATGTGATCCGGACGCGGTTTCGGTAGCCGCCTGAAAAACTCCTGCACCCTCTCACCCAACAGATACCATGCTTTCAGCGCACGATCATCGATGACCAGCAGAACAGTGTGCTGGAAGAAACCAATTTCGTAGGCCCTGACCCGCTTTTTACCCAGGTAGGGCGACTGACCAACAGGACGACATTCATGCGTGAAAATATCCTGGCAGGCTTTACTGACTGCTTCTCGCAGCGCAGCCAGGCGCTGTTCGTCGGCTTCTAATTCCGCGAGACGTGCAGCACGCCGTTCCTTGTCCGCCTTGGCCTTTGCTCGCCTTTCGGCAGGTGTCAGATCTGCTCGTTTGGCTGTCCATCCATGCTGTTTAGCCAGATGAACCACTGTACCAAATGTCACGCTGCCAACCTTGCAGGAACGCCAGGTAGACTTCGCGGCCTTGGCATCGTAATTTTCTGCTTGAGCACTCCATGCGTCCCAGGCATCGAATCCAGCTTCACCGAATTCCGCCTTGATTCCCATGCCGACCTGCACCCAAATTTCACGTTCGTGCGCAGGTAAAAACGCCAACATGCCGCTCAAGTCTTCGAGCGTCCAACCACTGTCCGTCATGGTGCCCCCAACTTATTGTTATCGACTCTCGGTGCCCACAAACATCAGGACAAACCGATTCACCATTGCAGTGCTACTACATGCCCGGACCCATCGGGCAAAACACGCAATAGGCTGTGCTCTTCTCCTGGGCATTAAGAAGGGGGACAGCGGGGTCTCCCAGGAAAAAAGCACAGGCTATTGCATGCTAAATCAGCGCTCCGTTCAGGGCCGGAGCCACACCCATTCCCGTGTTAAGATTGATGCTCCACTAACAACCTCAACACGAGTACCCACACATGAGAGATCAAAATATCGACGACCAATTACCCAAAGGGTGGGAGAAAGATGCGTTTATATCCGGAAACCTGGAGGAATTTGGCCAATACCTAATCCAAAGAGAAGGATACCGACGCCAGGATTGCGGTGAAGACGCGATCCGCTACTACCTCACTCAGAAGCACAACTGGCTACCGAAGGATGTTCTTTACATGCCTGAAGATGAGCTTCGCTTCGCGGTAGCAGAAGAGATGCAAGCATGGAAACAACTTTTCGGTATTGAATAGAATCCGGGTCATCACCACCCGAATCCTCCAGCAACATTTGCAGTGCTTCTAGCCGCCGGATTCTGGTTCGTAGAAACGGCGTCCCCGGCGGCGGATCGCACATGCCATAGCGAATAAAATCAGCCGCGCGATTTCTCACTCTAGGCTGTTCGATACTTGATAATGACTCTGTAGTTGACTTACCCATCACACACTCCCCTCCTTCACTCAAATAAAGCTTCCGCAACGATATGCGACCATACACTTGGTTAATCCTTTCAAAGTCAGGCCACCTGCCGTCAGGAGCAGCGTCTGGTTCTGCCATAACTAATCCAGACATCACGCGCCCGCCAAGATTGATTTCTTGAAATCGCTGATGTTTCCCGTGACTGTTACTTCGCCAATGGGAGTCGGCAGCATTACTTTCTCCATTTCATTTCCAATCACTCCAACGAAGAAGCACCCACTTGGATATTCATGAAGGTCAAAATCAATAGGATCGATAGTGATTACCGCAATGCATTGAGCAGGAAGTTCAGAGATCCCATCCCACTCTTCAACGATCGGTAATCCAGAACCAGCGGCAATCAAAGCCGCCAACTGCGATTTACCTACACCCTGTTCACCGACGATGATGATTCTTTGATTCATACTTTCACCCAACTGGTTTCAATCGATGCAAGGAGCCAACCCGCTCCATGCGCTCTGCCAGGCGCGCCTGGATCCGGACGGATTCGATGTATTCGCGCATCAGTCTGGCGTGTTCGTCTTCTGGCTCCACTGGGCGTGGTTGTTCATAACCCACAGCGGTTGCCAGGAACCAGAATGCGGAATGGCTGTTGCACTCGCGCGCCATACGAAGGATTGCAACGACCTGCTCGATGTCCAGCTTCTCGGGGCGGTTTTCGTCCAGGCAGTTGGCCAACCAGGTACGAGCGCGATCAGGTGGCAGTGCCGGGTTTAATTCACAACCCACTTTCTTCAACCCGCCCAACGCATTGACGACATGACGCAGCGCTTCGCGAAAATCTTCATGGAAAAGAGCTTCTTGCAACATGCTTACTCCACTCTGGCCTTGGCTTTACTACGCGTTACTACGTTGTAGTAAGGCGTAGTAATACGCGAATCGATCACAATTTATTCAGGTTATGCGGCATTACCTTGTTGCTTGCCAATTCGGCGCTCTTCTACAGCCTCGATAGAACCGTCGCCATGCTCAACGATGAAAACAGCGCGCCCAATACGAAGCATTTTGCTGATTGCGCCTTGGCTAAGACCCAGCAAGCCTGCTGTTTTGGTCTGGCCATGGCGTGCAACGTAATCATTAAGGGTTATCCGATTCATGAAACATCCTCCCGTTTGAACAGAGTATTACCGTCGGTACTTGTTTTGTCAATACCGCCAGTCTTAGCAAATTATTACTAGGGGTAATATCATTTGTCCATGAGCGATGCATCCATACGACACAAGAAAAAAACACTCACCGACGAGGAGCGCCACGAATGCCGCAGACTCAAGGCGATCTATCAGGCGAAGAAGAAGGAATTGAAGCTGACCCATGAATCTATTGGTGAGCAGATGGGCGACGTAGGACAGAGCGCAATCTCTCACTACCTCAATGGCGTTAACGCGCTGAACCTCCAAGCAGCAATCATATTTTCCCGCGCACTGAAAGTACCTATCAGCGACTTCAGCACCAGGCTTGCGGCTCTGGCTGCGCCTGTTGACTATTCATCGAACAACAAAACGCACAGTAACGTGCAGGAGGGCCCGAGCAGCATAAGAAGGCTCTTCCTCATTTCGTCAATTCAGGCAGGACAGATGTGCGAAAGCCCCGATCTATACCACCCAGGGGACGGCGAACAGCAGATTGAAACCACCGCTCAGGTAGGGCCTCGCGCTTACGCATTGCGAGTGGAAGGCGACTCTATGACCAATCCACACGGCTCACCATCAATACCAGACGGATCAATTGTGATAGTTGATCCCGACATTGAAGCCATACCAGGACGGATTGTGGTGGCAAAGATCAAGGGTGAAGACGATGCAACACTGAAGAAGCTGGTTAAAGATGGACCCAGGTACTATCTGAAGCCTTTGAATCCCGCGTATCCGATGATCGAAGTGGATGACCGGTTCATTATTTGCGGGGTTGCGAAGAAGGTAGAGCTGGATCTTTTGTAATCCCTTGGCTGCAAAGCCTAATTTTGAGAATACATAAATAAGAATGTACTAACATATACAATCTAGGAGTACGATCCGAATGGAACAGACTAACCTTGGGCTACCTATGAACGATTCCGACGTTTTCCACTTTGATGAATCAAAGCCAAATTTTGATGCCCTATCTATCCGGAACGGCAAAACGTATTGGTTTGCCAGGGAATTTATGGGCATGCTCGGGTACCAATCTTTTGAAGGGTTTCAGAAGGCAATACAAAGAGCTATCGCCGCCTGTGTCAGTCTCGGGCTTGATGTGATGGAAAACTTCGAGCAAGTGAAACGGGAAGTCGACGGGAAGACCGTAACAGACTACAAGTTAAACCGCTTCGCATGTTATCTCACCGCAATGAATGGAGATCCAAAGAAGCCAGAAGTCGCACGCGCACAAGCCTATTTCGCTGCGCTTGCCGAATCATTTAAGCGCTATATTGAACAGGCATCGGAAGTTGAGCGGGTATTGATCCGCGATGAAATCTCTCAGCATGAAAAGACCCTGAATAGTGCAGCGAAAGAATCTGGCGTGTCTGAATATCAGTATTTTCAAAACGCTGGCTATCGTGGCCTATACAATATGAATTTAAGTGATCTCAAAAAAATCAAGGGACTGGGTAACACCAAGCGCTCGATACTTGATTTCATGGGTAAGCAGGAGCTTGCAGCAAACCTGTTTAGGGTCACACAAACCGAAGCTAAGCTGCGCAACGAATCCATCAAGGGTCAGAAAGCTTCCGAAGCTGCGGCTGAAAGCGTCGGGAAAAAGGTCCGCGAAACTATGATTGAAATTAGCGGGGATAAACCAGAGGATCTGCCGCTCGAACGAGACATCAAGAAAGTAAAAGGAGACTTGAAAGCATCCCAGAAGGATTTTCTGAAACTGGACACTGAAAAGAAAAAGTGAGACTGACACAGAACCTTTTGCGCTAATCGACAGAATTATCTGGAGATCTTTCTAACTCTCTACATGCCAGCAAGTAGTCATCAACGGCCTTTCGAAAAGCAATTTCGAGCTCCGCAACGTCTGCACCTTCGTACATTACCAAATCCCTAGGGAGCAACACCTCGCCACAATAACACTTATCCTCATCGCTATATTCAATCGACCCCTCGTATCCACGATACAAGAATTTGTTCATAACACGCCACCTCAAATCTTGCTTCAGCCTAACACCCAGTCTAGCGCCATCATCGCGCCAACACAGCCCTGACACCCAAGCCATGCTCGGAAAAGCAGAATTATACCTTACCGCTCTTTTCAATACTTTTAGTATTGACCTTTAATAATACCGCGAGTAGTATTTGTGACATCAAGCTGCCTGACTTTAGGAATACCGCATGAGTATTACAGATATCGCAAAAGAGTACCGCGAACAGAACAACCGACCAGGTGGAGTAGTCGTCATCTTCAACGGTCAGGCCGGCGGCTGGATGGACAAGCTGCGAGAACCACACCGCTATAAGCCAGGCTGCATCGCCGTGGACACTGACGGCAATCAGTTTCTGGCTGTTGGCGGCGATCCATACAACGGCGCCCAACAATGGCAGGAGCTGGCCTGAATGCAGTGCGCTGCGCCGATGCGAACCTACCCGATTCGACTCGCCGCGCAGCAGATAGGAATACCTGCCCACCAGTTACGCACCCGACTGCACTGCGCAGGCGGCATCTACCGGGACACAAGAACCGGCGAGTGGCGGGCAACAAAGAGCTGGATAGACGACCGCCTACTGGTCGAGCACTACGGCAAATATCAACCAGACGGCGCACCAGCACAGCACTACTGCACGGTTCGCGTTACCGAAAAAGGGCTGGAACATCTGTTCTGGCTATAGGGGGAGCAATGGAAATCGAGAAGACATTGGCCGAAAGAGGCAAGCGCTACGGCACTTTCACAGGCCATTCAGCTATTTCACAAGATATCAAACGCATCATGCGCAAAACATCAGGCTGGTCAGCAATGCAAGACGACCAGCGAGAAGCACTCGACATGATCGCTCACAAGATCGGCCGGATCCTTAACGGCGATCCGAACTATGCAGACAGTTGGCACGATCTGGAAGGCTACGCGCGCCTGGTCGAACAACGCCTGATAACGCACCTGCCGGAAGCGCAATGAACTGGGAATGCATCAGCCGGTACTACCTGAAATCAGATGCTGGCTACCGCATCACCAGGGCTCGCGTAGGTGGCGAGATCGTTTTCACTGCCTGGCCACCCAAGCCGCCCTACAGGAAAAACGCCGAGCGCTGGCAGGAAAACCTGCACCAAAGCATCGGAACGTTTAGCGATTCGCAAAGCGCCAAGCAAGCTTGCGAAGCACATTACCAACCACTTTCAGCAACAGGAACCTGACCATGCCCATGGCGACCCCCGCAACACTGCAGCAGATCCGCTCGGCGCAGCAACGACGCAGGCTCGGATCTACGCGGCCGCCCGCTGCGCGCATCGATCTTGAATTGCTGCTCAGCCTGGCAGCACTGATCGGTGCGTTCCTGCTGGTGCTGTTTGCAGAACCACTGACTGACTACGGCGTATTGCTCGCCCACGAATGGCTTTCACCACAGGAGACGACACATGCGCTCATCGCACAGCACGGTAGTCAGATTGATTGCCAACCTTGAAAAGCACCCCAGCCAGTTCAGTGAACGGGATCAGGAGCTGATCGTGCACACGGCAGTCAATCGCGCGATCGCCGCGACGCAGGACGTAAAGTCGGAACCCTTTCGCGCAGGTGCATACGCAGAACTGGCACGAAAGCTGTTCGGCAAGCGTGCTGCATCGTCACCCTACCCTAAAGGATCACCGTCGCGGGACGCCTGGTTGGCGGGTGCGCAGTACGGCAATCAGATCGCTCGAATCATTCATGACGGTGGCTGGAAACTGTTTCTGGAATCCACCGCCGCATAACACCCCTGGCCAACGGAGAACCCACATGCCAATCAATAACAAAGACCCGGATGACGGGTTCATCAACATCCTGCAGCACCAGCGCGACGGCGCCCTGGAAGCCGAACTGGACAAGATGGTGAAGGACGCCATCCAGTCGATCCAGAAGAACAAGGGCACCGCGGTGCTGAAGCTGGAACTGAAATTCGGTCTGCTGAAAGGCTATGACGCGGTGATCACGATCAACGATAAGCCAACCATCAAGCTGCCCGAGAAAGAGCGCCATCCCCAGCTGGCTTTTGCCACCAATAAAGGCGTGGTGTTCGAAAAGCCAGACCAGGCAGACCTGGCGCAACAACTGGAAGAGTCCACCCCACTAAAGCGCGATCTGCCGGTTGCTGATCGCGCCAACATAAGGAGCTTGTAATGACCCAGCACCACACCACCGAAGCCGCTGCGATCGCTGCACTGGCACAGCAGATTGAATTCACCGAAGTGAATGACGTACCTCACGCACTGATCCCACCCGGCCATACCTTGCAGAGCCTGGAAAAGTACATGAACGCGCCACTTCGCATTCGCGCGTCGCCGGAATTCACCGCAGCAGAAGACTTTTCGATTTACTTCAAAGAGTTTGCTGAAGAAGGCACGCGCATTTTCGTGGACGACGACAAGTACCGCTTCACCAGCGTTTTTGACTTCCACACGCCAGACATGCCTGCGCATGGTGACCACAGCGCCGGGTTGCAGATGTCGCTGGCGTCGGAATGGCGCCGATGGAAGGACTGGAGCGGCAGACGGATGTCACGCGAACAGTTCGCAAACTTTCTGGAAAACAACCTGGACTACATCGTTGGTGATTTTGCCGGTACCAAGCTGCTCCAGATGTGCCGAAGCCTGAAGGTCCGTACCCGGGGCGAATTGCAGGCTGATGAGCGCCTGGCCGATGGACAGCGCAGCCTGGTGTTCAAGTCTGATTCCGAAGTGCGCGGCCAGCTGGGTGACGGTATGGAAGTGGCGTTTCCCGAGATCATTCAGGTTCGGATTCGTGTGTTCAAGAACGCAGCTACTTACGACCTACCCGCCCGCTTGCGCTGGAGCGCTTCACCGAAAGATGGTGTTGAGTTCTGGTACGACTTGATGGATCCGGAAGGCGTTGAAGAGGCGGCATT